GCCTCTCGGAGACCGTGCGCCCGGCGACCGGCGACGCGTGGGAGCGATGCCGGTTCTGTGGCCGGCCGGAGCACGACGACGCCGTCCTCGAGGCCGAGCTCGAGGGCCGCGCCCGGATGGCCGCGGCGCGTGAGGCCGCCGGCCTGTACCTCGACGACCTCGACCGCCTGGCCCTCGAGACGTTCCCGGCGCCGTCGCTCCTCGAGCCGGAGACGCCGAGGGATCACCGCGGCCGATAGCCGATCCCTTACGCTGATCGCATCCCGCCCGCCTTCGAGCTCGGAGCCCCGACGTGAAGCTCTTCCCCGGACACAACCTCGACGACCTCCTCGAGGACGAGCCCGCCTTCCTCATCCGCGCATCGGACGCCGAGGGCCCCGCCGTTCTCCGGAAGGCCGCGTTCCTGTACCGGGCCCGGCACGGCGCCGACTCCTACGCCTCCGAGCTCGAGGCCTTCGCGGAGGAGATGCTCGAGTGGCAGCACGCCGACGGGAACGCCGCCCCTCCGCCCGAGGCCGACGTCCCGGCCCCGCCGGCGCCGGAGCTCTCCGAGCCCGTGAAGGCGAAGAAGGCCCCGGCCCCGTCCGGCGCCGACCCGTCGAAGGCGACGCGCAAGGAACGCCGGCGATGACCCGGCGAGCTCGATCCCGTGGCCGGCTCTAAGCCGGGCCCGGCGCCGCTCCCCTCGAACGTCGTCGCGCTCCGGGGGAACCCCGGCAAGCGGAAGCGCCCGGAGGAACCGCGCCCGGATCCGCTCGTCGAGCTCGAGCCGCCGAAGTGGCTCGAGCTCTCCTCCGAGGCCGAGAAGGTCTGGCGGTACCTCGCGCCCCGATGCTCGAAGATGGGCACCCTCACCGAGGCCGACCTCGTCGCGTTCGCGGAGCTCTGCGAAGAGTGGTCGATGGCACGCGCCGCCCGCCGCGCGATGAGGAAGGGCCGCGGGTACTCCCTCATTACGAAGGACCGGACGCACGGCGGAGAGCCTCGCCGCCACCCCGGCTCGATGCTGGCGCGCCAGCACGGCGACGCGTTCCGGCAATGGGCCGCCCGGTTCGGCCTGACCCCGTCGGACCGCGTCGGCCTCCCGGCCCCGGACGCCGGCGATGGCGACGAAGACGACGACCTCTTCGACTGAGGCCCTCGAGGCTCTCGGCCCGATCGCCGGCCCCGCCCTGGCCGGCTACCTCTCCGCGGCGAAGTACCCGGACGGCCGGCCCGTCTACCCGGACCTCGAGGAGCGGCTCGCCGACCTCATCCCGCCGAGGTTCTTCGCGCCGCCGCCGGCCGCCGGCGACCTCCGGGATCTCGGCCTCCGCTTCGACCTGAACGAGGTCGACCGCTTCCTCCGGTTCTGTCGGAAGCTCCGGCATATCAAGGGCTCGGCGTGGGCCGGGAAGCCGCTCGAGCTCGAGCTCTGGCAGGTCGTCTACATCGCCGCCCCGCTCTTCGGCTGGCGCCGCGCCGACGGCTCCCGCCTGTACCGGCGGCTCTGGCTCGAGATCCCGCGCAAGAACGGGAAGAGCACCCTCGCCGCGGCGATCGAGCTCTTCCTCCTCGTCGCCGACCGGGAGCCCGGCGCCGAGGTCTACGCCGCGGCCTCGAGTCTCCGGCAGGCCGGCGAAGTGTTCGACGTCGCTAAGGCGATGGTCCTCTCGTCGCCGGCCCTGTCGAAGCGGCTCGAGGTTCTCCGCTCGGCGATCGTGAACCCGAGGACGTTCTCGAAGTTCGAGGTCCTCTCGGCCGACGTCGGCACGAAGCACGGGATGAACGTTCACGGCGCCGCGATCGACGAGGTTCACGTTCACCGCTCGAGGGACCTCATCGAGACGATCGAGACCGGGACCGGCTCGAGGACGAACCCGCTCACGCTGGGGATCACGACGGCCGGCCTCGACGATCCCGGCTCGATCTACTACGAACGCTCGCACGAGGCCGAGCAGGTCGCGAAGGGAGACCTCGTCGATCACGAGCTCCTCGTCGTCATGTACGGGATCGACGACGGCGACGACCCCTTCGCGCCGGAGACGTGGCGGAAGGCGAACCCCGGCTTCGGGACGAGCGTCCGGCCGGAGTACCTCGAGAGCGAAGCTCGGAAGGCGAAGAACACGCCGGCCCGGCTGAACACGTTCCTCCGTCTCCACCTGAACCGCCGGACCGGCCAGGTCACGCGGTGGCTTCCGATCGACGTCTTCGACTCCTCCGGCGGTAGGTGGCTCACCGTCGAGGAGAAGGACCTCTCCGGCCGGGAGGCCTACGGCGGCCTCGACCTCTCGAGCGCCGTCGACCTCACCGCGGCCGTCTTCGTTCTCCCGACCGTCGAGCCGATGGCCCTCAACCCGGACCGGCCGAAGGACCTCGTCGACGTCGAGGTCCTCGACGTGATCGTCCGCGCATGGACACCCCGCGACACGCTCGAGGAGCGCGAGCGAACCGACCTCGCCCCCTATCGGCGATGGGTCTCGGAGGGATGGCTCCGGGCCTGCCCTGGCGACGTGATCGACTACGACGACGTCGAGCGCGAGCTCTTCCTCCTCGCCGGCGGGATCCCCCGCGGGTACGAACGGCTCGCGCCGGCCGAGCCGCACAAGGGCCCGAAGCTCGAGCTCGCCGCCCTGAACTTCGACCGTTGGGGATCGAAGCAGATCGTGAACCACCTCGCCGAGGGAGGCCTCGAGGTCTGGCAGATGGGCCAGGGATTCGCCGATATGTCCGCGCCGATGAAGGAGCTCGAGCGGCTTCTCCGGCAAGGGAGGATCCGGCACAACGGGAACCCGCTCCTCCGATGGTCGTTCGCGTCGCTCGCCGTGAAGCAGGATCCCGCCGGCAACGTGAAGCCGGACCGTGACCGATCGACGGGACGGATCGACCCGTTCGTCGCCCTGGCGATGGCCGTCGGCGCGTGGATGAGGAGCGCCGAGGCGAAGGCGAACACGAAGGGATCTCGCGAGATCGTCTCGTGGTGATCGAGGTCCCCGATCCGGCATCGGCGCCGGCGATACGCTCGAGGGATGGCAGCATCGACGAAGAAGGCCGGCGGATGGACGATCGAGGACCTCGGGAAGAACGACCTCGCGGTCGGAGCGTTCCTCGACGGCGAGCTCGTCTCGCGCTTCCACGACGCCGACGCGGCGAAGGCCTTCGTCGGCCGGCAGCCCGCCGGGAGCGACGGCTCGAGCTCGAGCTCGGAGTGATCGCCGGGCCGGATGACTTACCGCCGGCGCCGATACCCGTAGGCTTTCCCGCGTGGCGATGACCCCGGAGCAATGGCGCGACGTCCTGAACGCTCGCCTCGACGCACGCCGACCGGCGATCGTCCTCTGTGAGAACTACTACGCCGGGAACCATCGCCTCGCCTTCGCGACGTCGAAGTTCCGGGAGGCCTTCGGGACCCTCTTCTCGGCGTTCTCCGACAACTGGTGCGGAGTGGTCGTCGACTCCGCCGTCGAGCGGCTCGAGGTTCAGGGATTCCGGTTCTCGAGCGACGACGTCGATGCCGACGCCTGGCGAATATGGCAGGCGAACAACCTCGACGCCGGCTCCGTCGTCGCGCACGAGACGGCGATCTCGGCGACGGAGAGCTCGCTCCTCGTCTCCCCGAACCCGGACGACCCGGAGACCCCGAAGATCACCGTCGAGCACCCGCTCGAGATGATCGTCGCTCACGCCCCGGCCGACCGTCGGCTCCGCCTGGCCGCCCTGAAGAAGTGGATCGACGACGAAGGCTTCGCCCTCGCGACCCTCTACCTGCCCGACGCCGTTCACAAGTGGCGGAGCTCGGAACCGTGGAAGGAAGGGAAGCCGATCAAGTGGACGGCGCGCACCGTCGACGACGAGGAGGTCGACGCCGACGGCTACGCCGGCGACCACGGCCTCGGCCGCGTCCCCGTGGTCCCGCTCCTGAACAACCCGAACCTTCGCGGTGAGGGCCGCTCCGACATTGCCGGCGTGATCCCGCAGCAGGACGCCGTGAACAAGCTCCTAGCCGACCTCCTCGTCGCCTCGGAGTTCGCGGCCTTCCGTCAACGCTGGGCCTCCGGGATCGAGGTCCCGACC